CACGTCATCATATAGATAAAAGTACTGTCCTGTATAACCTTCAATTTGTTTACGAGCATATTTTTCTGCTTTAATTAAATCTGAATATGACTTATATCCTGGGTCAGATGAATCTGACGCAAAGCCCATATCTTGAATATGATTAAAATCAACGTAAGGAGTTACAACAAAAACGTCTTCAGTTTTAACAACAGATGTTCCGCTAACTGCATACTCCCACTTAAGTCTTAAAGTTCTGTTTCTGTCAGTATATGCATAAGGGACGTTAATTGTATATGTTCCTGGATTGTTTTCATCCAGGGTTGATGTAATTGTTGTCAAAAGCGTGGTCGAAGCAATCGCAGGACTTACTGCTGGATCATTTGTTACGTCATAAATTTTGACAACTGGTGCAGAGGTTGCGTCTGCAACATCTCCGTTCCAGAACACTTTATGTGTTACTGGAGATTGTGAACCTACTAATACTTCTGCCATTTAAGAGGCGTAGACTAGTTGTAGTACTCCTGGACTTCCCTTGGAGTTGCTAATCTAAAGCCGTCCTCCTTATCAAAAATTTCTTGAGCCAAATCTGGCTTCATTGCTACAAATGGGTGCTCAATCGTGAATGTAAATCCAAGTGCATCATATCTGTAGTTTGGTCGATCCATCTTTACAAGAACCATATCTTCATCAAGCTTTTGATTTGGATCAAGTCTAGGAAGAATTTCATCTGCATCTTCTTTTGCGTTCTCTATGTTTTTGAGTGTACCTTGATAAACTGACCAAGTTACTCCTTCTTCTGTTAGGGCTGCAATAACATCTGCTTTATTTTTTAGTCCATCAACATCAACTGCGAAGTCCGCTGCTAATGTCTTTAGATCTTTGACCTTAAGTGTGTCAAATGACATGTGTATACTCCTTTGGTATGTATATAAATTATAGCACTATAAAATTAAAATGAAAAGCCCCCAAAATTAATTGGGGGCCTTTCGGTAGTTATTTCTTATTTAATTAAGAAGCAACCTTAACGTCTTTTACGACTACCCATGCATCTGCCTGCTCAATTTGGGTACCCACACGAGTATACATTGTATATTCGATTGAGTCCTTCTTTGGCCAGAAGAAGCGGTAAACAGTTACATCACGCTTGATACCAATAACAACGTTATTTGGGAATGTCAAGTGGACGTCTCCGTGCTCTCCTGTTGGTGTTGCATATGAACCTGTCTGTGTTTCCTTAAGTAGTGGAACTTCAACAATTGGAATACCAAATGCGAATGGTGCCACATATCCTGCTGGACCACCTAGACCACCCTGGTCTCCACGGATAATGCTTGAAGCAATATCTTGTGGGTTAACGTTCTGGATGTTCTGTGATGTTGAGTACAAGTAGTCTTGAATTAGGTTTGAGCCTGCAAGGAAGCGTAGGTCTGGACGACGCTGCTTGTACTTACGTGGCATAGCCTTTAGTGCCTTGTTGAAGATGTCACGAGACACGTTTGCGCCCGCTCCAGCTACTACACGACCATTTGTCTTTGCAATCTTGACAATACCATCAAATGCCTTGTATAGGTTATCTGAAGATAGAGCTGTGTTACCGTTAAGGACTACGTCCTCTAGGTCATTACCAGCCTGTGTTGCCATCAGTCTTGCAATGTGATCTTCTAGATCTGCACCTTCAATGTTGTCTTCTAGAGACTCAGTTGAAAGTTCCCAATCTAGGCGAAGCTTCTTTGTTGTGAGAGAAATCTTTGAGAACTGTACTGCTGCGTTTGAGCCAGTGTTCTCTGCTTCGGATGCAAGCTTCATAAGCTTCTCTCCGACGCCGATACGATCAATCTCTGTAGTGTCAGCTCTCATTCGAACTGTACGTGCTACCTTACCGATTACTGTTGCATCGAACATGTAATCTAGGAATCTTGCGGATTGCTCAGGATTGAGCAAGCCTCCCTTACCCTCGGAACCTACGTGAATTCCGTCGGTAGGGTTTGCTGCGCCAGTCATTCCACCTGTTAGTGTTGTGCCTGCTTCAGCTGCTTTTGCTAATAGTTCATTACTCATTAGTTTTTCACCATACCCTTATTTTGTTAATTCGCTAACGGAACCGAGGAAAGTGCCGTTCCATTTTGATTTTTTGATTGTTACTCCTGTTGACCCGCCAAGGTCAGAGGACTTCTTAATTGCAGTGTCTGATTCTACTGCGTCTACTCTTTTTTCAACTGTGTCCATGATGGACTTAATTGAATCAACTGCTGTTGAGAGTTCTGTGTGCTTCTCTGCTAATTCTGAAATTCTCAAATCAACATTCTTGCTAAAAGCTTCGACTGTCTCCTTGATTGTTGAAACCTGAGCAGCGTTTGCCTCAGAGGCCTTTTCCAAAGTCTCTGAGAAGAAACCCTTAAGGTCGCCTAGCATCTTAACAAAGTCAGGTGATTCCTGTTCTGTTAGTTCTGCTGATTTTTCCAGAACTTCGGCAGAAGTTACTTCAGCTACAACTTCAGCAGACTCTTGTTCTACTGGTGCAACTTCTTCAATAATTTCTGCAGGTGTTTCTACAACTGCTTCTTCTACTACTGGAGTTGCTTCTGTTACATTAAGCTTTTCCACTTCATTTCCTCCTTCTGCAATTGCCATATTTATGTTTGTGTTGTCAGGCAATGTTTGCAATCTTGATCTACGTGAATCAAGAATCTTCTCTATTTCTTTTGCTTTGTTTACGTCGTTTGATTCTACCCATCCAATTAGTTCTGTTTTTTTACCAGTAACTGGAGAAAGGTATTCTGATTCTGTTGACATAAAAACAGAATCACTATCTGCACAATAAAAAATATTTTCCATTTTAACATCTGCTGCGATGCCTTTAAAAATCATTTGTCCGTTTACTTTTTCAATAGATAGAATGTTACATAGTTCATTTGCTGGTGAATCAACGATTGATAATTCAACTAGTGCGTAATCTTTAATAAATCTTACTGATGCTCCTGTTGATTTGTTTACTTCGTTTTCTGAATCAAGAATCTTTCCGCCGATTGAAAATCCTGTTAAGGTCCCGTCCAAAACTTTTTCCCATGTGTCTTGTGCGCCTTTTGAGATATAAGCGTCTACATAAACTCCATTGTAAAACTCTTTTGTTGTTGGATCATAAAAGGTTTCTGGTCTGAATGATGCAACCTTACCAACTGCAAGAGGTTGATGCATCTCTCTTAGATTACCTCTAAAGCTTTCAAACGCTTTCATGCTAGCTTCTTGGGTAACGACATCACCAGTCTGATCCAGGTTATCTAATGTTGCAAAACCTGAGACTGTTCTTTTTTCTCTGTTGACCTTCGTAAAAGGAACTGATAAATTAATAGCATTTCCATTAGAAGACCAATGTGACTTTTCTATGATCATATGTTATATATTATAGAGATTGTTGTATCAAAAGGCAAATAACTAGTTGAGTAGGACTAGTTGACTTGTCTTCCATCTCCCTTAGCATTTCTGCCTTCACCCGATTTATCTGGAGAATTTGCTGACCTTTCTTGGTCACGAGCTCTGCTTTGATTTGCCTGAGCCTTAACTTCGGCTGCTTGGGCTGCAAGATCTACTGGGACATCCCCGCCTTCTCTTGGAACCATTCCCATTCTTACCCTAATTTCATTTGGAGTAATTACCTGGAATCTAAGATATCTTTCATCGATCTTAGACTGAGTATCTGCATCGGTCAAGGAAAGCTCGTTGAACTTAAGCTCCAAGGCATCAGTCATTTCTTGAATTATTTTATTTAATTTCTTTTCTAGATTTTGTTGTGCTGGAAGGCAAACCTGCTCCTTAAATGTCTTGTCTGCATCTCTAGCTGCGGCTAAGTTTATTCCAGCTGGAGTTCCAATTTTATTAATTGGAACTCTATGAGCCATTAGGATTTCATCTCTATTTGAATTTCTATATTTTTCAAATGAGCCTTCTTGCGCTCCTGCCTCAATTGGCTCCATTTTAAATTCAGTTTTTGAGTCTGGAGAGTCTGGTGGCAGAGGGATATACAAAGATCTGTGGTTTTTGCCCTTTAGCCCAACCTGGAAAAATTCAAGTAGTTTTCTTTCAGATTCTGTAGAAAGCTTTGCTCCCTTAACTGTAATGATATATCGTGGGACTGCCTTATTTTCAAAATAGTCTAGGTTATATTTACCAGCAAATTCATTTCCAGCCATTGCATTTTGTGCAGCAATAATATCTGGGATTCCGTAATAGTTATTCTTTGGGGTGTACTTCTTCAAGTGAATAATTTCATTAGGTCTATCTTCTTGACCTGCTATAGGGTTTATTGTTTCTGTGTCCCCGAAGTTTCTAAAGT